GTAGGAGACATAACAGTCGATTATGAAACACAGGATATGCCTTTAGAGGTACAAGCTGACTTTTTGGGCCATATATTAGACCCAGTAACTGGAGTATTAACATATAATGTAGGGGACAATGCTCCATATTTAGCAATCGGTTATCAAAGAACTAAAGGAAACAAAAGCAACCGATATGTATGGCTATATAAAGTAAAATTCCAAGAGATCGATGAAGATGTAGCAACAATAGCGGACAAAGCAACTTTTCAAACACCAAAAGTTACCGGTCTGGCAATAGCTAATAAAAATGGAGACTGGAAAAAAGCAGCCGACGACGACACAAAAGGAATACCAGTAATTGACTTTTTAGCATCCGTGCCGGGTACATCGGTCGACAATATAGCGCCAACGGTAACCAGCGTGCCAGCAGACGCAGCCATAGCAGTAGTCGGAACGGTTAGTGTAGTGGCAACATTTAGTAAAGCAATCGCGCCAGTAACAATAAACGCAGCGAACGTTTTATTAATGAAAGCAGACGGAACACCAGCACCAGCGAATTTGTCAATGGACGCAACGAATTGTATATTAACAATCGATCCAGTGGCAACAATGGTTACTGGCGCATATATAGCGATATTAACAACAAATATCAGAAGTTTATCGGGCGTACCACTAGCAGCAGCCAACGTTATAAACTTTACAGTAGCATAATATCAAAAATAATCAGGGGGCCTCTAAAATGGGCCCCTATAATTACTTAGGGGGTAATTAAATGCAAATTAAATTGGAATTTATAACCGGAAAAGATACAAAAGGAAAAAATATTATAAAAACAAAAACATATATTAATCTAAACCCAAAGGCTCGACTAGTAAGGCGCAGCACCGAAATTATAGAAAAGGTGGATCTGCAGCATTTTACGCCAGACACGCTAGATATTGTAGTTGCATTTATATGTGAAATTTATAATGACCAATTCACGATGGATGAATTATACGACGGGTACCCTTCTAAAAAGCTATTAACGACATACATTGAAAGCGTAAACGAGATAACACACGGGGTCGAAAATAAACTTGCCACGTTTCCCGACGACAAATAGCACCGGATCAGGCGAAAAGTTTACACTAAAAAACTGGCTAAATGAAGAATATATTCAACTATTAAACGACGGATGGCGATTAAATGATATTGACGAGATGGATATAAACTTTTATATAGATTTATTACTATATAAAGCTAATAAAGAGATCAAGGATGATGTAAAAGCGTTAGACGACGCCGGGCTATAAAAAACCCTTTACATGTTAAAAAATGGTAGTATACTATAATTAAAAAGTAAAGGAGTAAGAAAATGAGTAGTATATTCTTTTTCTTTTGGCCGGAAATGCTAATAGTAGTAGCAATTATAGTGGGAATACTAGGAGTGCAAGGTAATGCAATGAAAGCACGACAAGAAAAACTAATAGCTAATCAAAAATACGCGAAAGATCAAGCATATAAAGCCGAGGTATTAAAGGCGATTCAGGACAAGAAAACCGAATAATTATTAACTAAACATCCTGAATAGGATGTTTTTTCTTTGCTAAAAAGGAGGTATTAATGTATATGGCGGAGGATATAGGCAGCCTAGCCGTCAGTATAGGCATGGACGCTACCGGCTTTACAACCGGAATGACGAAACTAGATCAGCAACTAAAAGTTTTAAATTCAGCATTTAAGGCGAACACTGCAGCTGTAGGAATTAACGGAACGGCACTCGATAAACTAAAATTAAAGTCAAGTGGTTATACTAACACGCTAAGCACCCAACAAAATAAAGTTGCGGCATTAGAAGCAGCGTATAACCGGAGCGCCACAGCCACAGGGAAAGACTCGCTAGAAACAATGAAGCTAGAAACAAAACTAAACAGCGCACGCGCCAGCTTAAGTCGGTTAGAAACAAGCATAGCCCAGACCAACGCTCAGATTTTAACACAAAGTAGTAAGTGGACCACACTCGGCACCAGCATGAACGCAGCCGGGGAAAAAATGAAGACCGTCGGGGCCACAACGACCAGTGTAGGCAAAAAAATGACGGTAGGCATAACGGCGCCGATCGTAGGACTAGGTGTGGCGATTGAGCGCGCAGGGATGGACTTTGAAACAAGTATGTCAAAAGTACAAGCCATGTCAGGCGCCACGGGTAACGATTTACAAGCCTTAAAAAATGAAGCCATACAATTAGGCCAAGACACGGCATTCAGTGCTAAAGAAGCGGCTGACGGCATGGAAAACCTAGCCAGCGCCGGCTTTAATACTAAAGAGATACTTGCAGCAATGCCCGGTTTATTGAATTTAGCAGCAAGTGGGGGGATAGCGGTCGCGGACGCCAGCGATATAGCAAGCAGCGCACTTAGAGGTTTTGGACTAGACGCCAGTGCAAGCGGACACGTAGCGGATGTATTAGCAGCCACCGCAGCGCATACCAACGCAGAGGTAGGAGATCTAGGGCTTGCGCTAAAATACGCGTCACCACCGGCCCACGCGCTTGGTATGACTATAGATGAAACCACCGCAGCGATAGGTGAAATGAGTAATGCAGGCATAAAAGGAGAAATGGCAGGAACTACTTTAAGAACCGCACTCGTAGCATTAGCCAGCCCGTCCAAACAAGCGGCGGATATGATGAAATCGATAGGTTTCAACGCATTTGATAGTGCTGGTAAAATGCTACCTTTTGGACAAGTATTAACAAAATTGCAAACAAGCACTAAAGGGTTAACACAGGAACAGAAAGCGAACGCACTGGCTACAATATTCGGACGTGAAAGTTTAAGCGGAATGTTAACACTAATAAACGAGGGACCCGCAAAGTTTAACGCCCTTTCAGCATCCTTAAAAGGGAGCGATGGAGCAGCCGCAGCAATGGCAAAAACTATGCAGGATAACGCCGCCAGTAGTATAGAGCAAATGATGGGAAGTTTAGAAACCGCAGCAATAAAGCTAGAAACAGACGTGGCACCAACGGTTAGAGTATTAGCGAAAGATGTAGAAAACGCGGCGAATGCGTTTAGTAATCTAAGTCCAGCAGTACAGGGCACCGCGATAAAAGTAGCACTAGCAATCGCCGTGATAGGACCACTAGCCGTAGGGTTTGGCAGTTTAATTACAGCAGCCGGAGTAATATCAACGGCTTTAGGTGGTGTGGCTATAAAATTAGGCTTAACAACTGCAGCCGAAGCAGCAGCCGGAGTGGCAGCAACAGGAGCGGGAGCAGCTACGACAGGATTAGGAGCCGCAGCAGCCGGCGCGATCGTATCGGTATTACCGTTTGTAATTGCAGGCGCCGCACTTGCAGCCGTAGGGATAGGCATACATCATGCATTGACGCAATCAACTGTACCCGCGGTAAATCTTTTTGGTGATAAAGTAACATATACGAGTAAACGAGTGGTAGACGCCAACGGGAATATAAGTGTATCGCAAGATACAACAACCCAGAAAATAAGCGCAGGAACCCAGAAAGCCGTGGGCGCGTATTTAGCATTAGATCAGCAAGCAACCGGAGCGCTACAAAATTTATATATACATCAAACCGTATTAACAGCAGCAAACAGCGCGTCAATGATGAACAGCTACGCAGCTATGAACGTATCGATTAAGACCGCGCTGGACAAGAGATATACAGACGAGAAAACACAGTTAGCCACTAATATTACGGATAGTAAAGCACTAAGCGCAGCAGATCAGGCGCAAATATTAGCAAAAATGGCCACGGATAATACTACAAAAAAGGCTACAGAACAGAGTTATTATAATCAAATTAACACAATCCGAAACAATGCAGTAGCCCAACATCGCGCACTTAGTAGTACAGAGCAAGCACAAATAAACGCAATAGATCTAAAAATGAAAACCACCGCAGTAAAAACCATGAGCGATGGAGAACTTGAAAGCAAAGTTATTTTAGAAAGATTAAAAGCATATACAACCACGATTACAACCCAGCAGGCCAGCGACGAAATTAAAAACGCTAATAAAGCCCGGGACTCGTCAGTAAAAGCCGCAAACGACAAATATACCGGAGTAGTAAAGTCAGCAATTTATGAACGGGATGTAACAGGAAATTATACAGCAGCGCAAGCAGCTGCAGTAATAGCTGGAGCAGAAAAAACAAGAAAACAAAGTATAGACAAAGCCGAAGCGACTCGAAGTGGAGTAGTTACCAAAATAACCAGCATGAACTCAAGCATAAGCGGGAGCGTAAACACCACAACGGGAAATATTATAACATACTGGGACCGATTAAAAACGTGGTGGGATAAATGGACACCAACCGTAAAGAAATTTATTACCCAAAATGTAGTGGTAGGAGCACCAGCAAGTGGAGGACCCGCCGGAACCGGGATAATAGGACGAGCAAGCGGTGACACAAGCTTCCAAGGCGGCCTGACAACATTACATGAAAAAGGTTACGAAGTTTATAACCTAAACAAAGGAAGCAAAATTCTAAACCATGACGCCAGCTTAGACCTTATAACAAAGACGGCCCAAAACGTAGCTGCCGAAGTATTAAAAAATAACAAAACTGGGGCCGGAAACATGAATGTAGCTTTTGATCATACGATAATTAACGGTTATAACGATCTAGTAAAACTCACCCGAGATCTACACAATATCGACCAAAATTATAGAGCAGCAATAGGGGGCGCGAATGTATAATCCATTGTATTTTATATTTAATAATGTAAATAGTTTAGACATTAAGGGCCTAACCGTATTAGATGACTTCCCGCAGCCGAACGCGCCAAACCGTAGAGTTGTTAAAACACCAATCGCAGGACGTAGTGGGGATTTAAGAGTACTACAGAATGACGATTACGGCGCGGACGTGTACGACAGCATAGAAAAGACGATAACGGTGTGCTACAAAGGTAATAATTTCGATTTAATCAAGAACTGGCTCCGGGGTGATGGCGATTTATTACTAAGCAATCAGCCGGACCGATATTTTAAAGCCAGCATTGACAATATTATTTCAATAACGCAATTAAGCAAACAGATTAAAACTTTTTCAATTACTTTTTCATGCTTTCCTTATGCATTTTTAAAAGTTGGAAAGACACCGATTATATATACGCCCGGTGCAGCACAAAGCTGGCAAACAATTTTAAACAACGATTACGACGCAGCGCTGCCGTTAATAAAGATATACGCAGCCGGTGATGTAGGTATTTTAATAAATGGAGTTGAAACGGATCTATACAGCATCGTGGATTTTATTATATGCGATAGCGAAATACAAGAATGTTACAACGGGGCCCAAAATTTAGGTATGAACATGAAGGGCCAGTTTCCAATAATAGGACCCGGAAGCAATACAATAATTTTTACGGGTAATATAAAACAATTAGAATTAACGCCGCGGTGGCGGATATTATAAAAAAAGGGGGATATCTAAAAATGAAAAAACAAAATGTTATTGAATTATTCAACGCAATAAAAACACAGAAAGATAAGGGGAATATAAAATTTAGATATAC